TTCCAGGATCTTGGAGCAACCCGTTGCTCCGGTGACGCGTTTTCAGACGCGCTCCGGTGGTAACGGGATTTACTCATGATACCTCGCATCTACTTTCGTAGGCGGTACCATCACAACCGTTGAATGCGGCGGTTTAGTCGAACTAGACTCAATCGCATTTTCAGGAATGTGTAAGATGATTTTCATCGCTCCTGTTGGCACCAAACAGACCCCCACCTTAAACTAATTAATCCTACTGCGTCTACTATGACGTACTGTATACAGTAATCCTCTTTACGAGGTCAGGAGGAGTATATGTTAACGTTCCCATAATCACTTATGGGGTGACCTTCCGATCACGATCAAGGCCCCCCGTGTATTCCTACACAGTGAGCTCCGCTAACACATACACCCGTTAGAAAGGTGTGTATTTCCACTTGGCACAAATTACGCTTGTTAACACTCGTGTGAAGAGTGCCACCCCCCTTGGGGATCACAAACAGTTTGGACTGTTTAACGTCGCCGCGACGTGTAATTTTATTTATCACAAGGAGTTACAAACTCCGTATCGATATTTATAGACATCCCTGTCTTGTTACATAAAGCCACCAAGTGCTTTAAGTCCACGTCCCACTCCCTCAGTGATCTCCTTCTCATGACGAGAAAGAAACCCGCCGAACTTGCGGGCACCCTCCCAGACCTTATACAAGTAAGACTCATAGACATGTTCCGGTTTACCAATGTATCCCGAAACAAGCTTTGAGCTAAATACGTTCTGGATGAGATCCATACCCCGTGTATCCACTAAGCGTGGCTTCACGTTGTTGATTCTCAGCCCCCGTAACTCGTACATGACTGTTATCTCAACATGAAATTGAGATGGGGTTACAGTGTTGCACTGAAAACCCACCACAAGATCAGTTGCCGGTAGAATGGCAGGAGTTATGACAGAGTTTTCTGTACTGAGGAAATCGAAATCTCCTCGGCCAGCTTTACCTCCTTCATAACCCCTTGGATGCCAGTTCAAGACTACCTGCTCTTTGAGATCACCAGTTTGGACTGCTCTGATGACATGCGCGGTTGGCGCATTCTCAATAGTAGATCCGGTGATCCCAGATGTGAGATTTAAGGGTGTATGGCTGGGTGGTTCCAAAAGGATGATGCGACCATTCTGACTCAAGGCTGACGCCTCAGGAAAGATTTTGATCGTACATCCAACCACCCGGTACTGGAGTTCAGACTCCTTTGCGATACCAGTTCGCGAAAACTCTGACTTTCGCCAGGCATTCTGCGCGATACCCGCAGGAATCGGTAATCCACTGACCGGAATCTGGTTTCCAATGTACGCTGCTGTCGTATATTCTATGGCAGCAGTGTCATTGAAAGGTCCAGAAAACGGTGACAGGGAATTTCCAGCAAGGTTCACTGACACGTAGCCGAAGCCGGTCGTGCCAGTGTAGACCTCCAATTGTTCCGTGTACCTAACGATACCTGTCCTCCCGGGGAACCCACCGATATTGGTAGGCACCCCAACCTTAGGAGCCGAACGAGTGTCGACGATGGCTTTCAGATAATTCTGTGAAACCATTGTCATCTCGGAACGACTCCCTTTCTTGATCTCTTCGAAATCCTTTTGGAAGGAATCCGTGATCGTCTTTTTGACTCTGTTGTTTTTGCTCTTTTGCAAACTCATTGTTGAAATTTTAACTCGATAAATTCTAATCTTACGCTACAGCTAAATTAATAGTGTAGGTTAGAAAAGCGCCCTTCGAAATACAGCAGCCACAAGGGAGCTGTATTCTCCAGGTGATACGACCTAGTAGTTATGATACCGTAACTCAGGTTATCTGAGCCTTCCACAGGGTAATTAGAGTTGCCATCCGGCAATTTGTAAGTATAAAGCTTGGTCGCTTTACAGACACCTTTGAGAGTGCCTATAGAAGCGTCTTCGACCTTATTCCTACCTCTGATTACACCTGTTTTCACAAGAACTGTAGTTTCGCCCCAACCATCAAGATTTTGTATGATCGGAACGATTTTCGTCATAAAGACAGGCGGTGGGCCTTCTTTATTGATCGAACGTGACACGATCTCAACAGCTAAGCGCTGCCTCGATGTGTACCTATAGTTCATGCCCGGGAGAGGTACCAAACCCAGACCACCCACTAGTGCTGGCAGGAAGTAATTATTCCCTTTACCCTTTGTTAGGAACTGTAAAGTCCCTGACCACTTTCTATGGAACATGTTCCATAATAGATCGTGAGGCATTAAAGGAGCCGCGGTTTCTGAGAATTCATTCCAGACCTGCGGATTAATTACTAACCCACCACTTTTGTCCACCCGCTCGACGAGGTTCCACCTAAAAAATGGTACTTCGTCGACAGTCCTTGATCCCACTCGAAACATTCTTGAATTAATTGTGAAAATATTTCTAGATATTTGAGTTTTAACAGGATTGATGTTCCAGAGTCTCCCCATCCACGATAGATAGTCGTTGACGAGGGTCTCTGGTAACGCCACTACACCGTCATCCCCGTTTACCAGGAATAAGCGATGTATGAGCTCCCAACTCAGTCCATAGATTCTCTGAATTCGTCTGAAGAATTCGAGTTTCCATGCACTGTGAATAACCGTAAGCTTCACAAAGCTTAATCGGTCACCCATTAGTTGAGAGTTCGCCTGTTGGAACCAAGGCGCGTCAGGATGTTTTACGTCCCTGACACGAACGATACATTCGCCAGTGAACCCAGAGCATTTATCATAAATCTCTTTCAGTTCATCTGGTACAATGGCTCGTATGGACAAATTGCTTAACTTCAGGCAAATACTGTCTGTGGCAGCATCACCATCGTCCGAAACGATGATGAATGGTACTCCACAGATGGTTTCTGCTTCAGTTACGGCACTAGCAAAAGTGTTAAAAAATTCAGGAGGTAGTTCCTTGCCTGAACAGACATAAGGCTTCTTTTTGAGGTGCCTCATCAATGAAAGTTGAAGAGGACCCCAAAGAGGAGATTCCCACCACTCGTTAAGTGAGATAGCGCGGACCTTCAAAGGTTCCGGTAATCCTACCACTTCGCGACGCAGCGATCTTTTGTCTGTGAATTTAAAAACACAGGGGGGCTCGTCTGAGAACGGCCACGCGAGATTAAATTCCAGTTCCGCCACTTCCGACAGTAGTTCTTCTACTGAAGGAGCGGCGAGACCAGTTTCATGTCTCACGCAGCCATTGCCCACTTTGGACGAGTCTGCTAACCCAAACCTTCGCATAGCTTCTCCATAAGAGCCATAATCTGCACGACTTGCGTCGAGATTAGCTCTCAAAGAGAAGTTCTGTATCCGCTCAGGAAGAGTAAAGTCGAAACCTTTGAGAATGTATTGTGCTTGTTTCAATGCACAATTAATCTCATCGTCGGTTTGTCGGGGTGGCAACCTATATCTTGCTATACAACTGTCTTCGTTCGTACGAACTTGACTAGTTGGCATAGCAGGCGCCACCTTCTTCACTCCTATCAGCAAAGTCTGAACCAATGCCAGTTTTTTCATCGAGACCTTTGTCTTGAATAATCTTTTGAAGTATTCACGACTAGGGCCTTTAAATGGAATCACCGGTGCTGCACTATTATTCGTAATAGCGGCAGACGGCCAGACTAAGCTAGACTTAACAGCTGACTTGAAGGAGTTCAAGTCGGTTATTTTATCGAGTCCAAAAGAGAAATCCAAATCTCTCCACCGAGTGCGCATTTTCATGCCACAACAGTGAATCGACTTAAGATAATACTCAAAAATAACTCGAGAGGTGTTGAGGATCCATTCTACTTCCTTCTCAGGGATAGTAGGGTCGCATGATAAGAAAAGTTGATACAGCTTTTCTGCGACCTTACTGACTCTTTTGGGGAGCTCAGTAAATTGGTGAATCGGCACATGTAACTTGGTGCCTGCAGCATCCATTGCTGCGTAGGGGGTTGTTCCTTGCCCGTCCTGCGATGAATCATATATCGCGAAGGACAGGCCCCCAGCCTTAGTTATCACTCTAAGACCATGAAAAGCTTCTGCACAGAAGCTAATTTTAAGCATTGTTGATCGAAATCAAC